ATCGTGTTGTCCTTTGCGGAAAAAATATGTAGACAAAAGTCGGTCATAGGGATTTCGTATAATCGCAAATTTAAAATAATCTTTTATTTTGTCGCCGTATAACGCTTCATAATAGTCTATGCGTTGATGTTTAATTTGGTGGCCTTTATTAATTTCGCACATGATACTTATTCCCTGCCCCTCTCCCATGGGAGATTTTCTTTGAATTACCTCATTAGCTAGAAAACCCTTTAAAAACAGTGATAATGAATTACCTCCCGTCTTAGGATTATGTATAAATACAAATTTTAACTCATGTGAAATCATTTTATATATGATATAATAAAGATGTGAAAATTACACATTTAACCGAAACCGAGGAGGCGTGGCCTTATTTTTATGATTTCTGCATACAGTCTAAACCCTATGACTTTTGCAATCTTCCCTCTCGTCATCTTCGAGACCATGAAATAAGGCGAGCTTTTGAAGATTTTAAAACCTGCGAGATTTACACCTCCAATCACGACGGTAAAACCGTGGGGTTTGCTTTCTTGTATGTGGAAGACGATTGCATCGATGTTAGTTTTCTGTTTGGGGTAAGAAGAAATTTCACCAGTATTAAATTAATCGAGGCTACTCACGCCGCTTTTGACATGGCTCTAAAGGATCATAATAAAAATTATTTAAAAAGCCAAATACGGCGCAATTTTAAGTTTAAGTCTTTTAAAAAATGGATTGAAAGATACGATAAAAGAGCTATTATCTTTAATGATGACGACAATACCGTCGTTTGGTGTAATAAAGAATATATGACTAAGGACTTAAGGTTCAAGGTGGTGGGCGCAAATAAAACCACGCACCATTTAATGGGGCGCGAGTGTCTTTTAACAGGAGGTTCTTTTCCAGTTTGCCACTCTATAGTTCGAGAGCTATCATTTGATGGTAAAAAATACCTTTTAGATGAAAAAAATATTGACTTTTTACCTGATCGAGTTGTTATTAATGGATATCTTTCCGACAATGAGCAAAATGTTGGAAGAGTAGCACTTGAATTCATACCACAGCAATGAAAAGTAAACCCATAAAATATAACGTTTACACGCGCAAGGGCGAGTATCACCATGGCTACAGTCCACGGTTGGAAGGTTCGCTTATGTGGGCTATCGACTGCGCTAAGAGCGTGGGCGGTTCTGTAAAAGAGATATACGAAAATGGCAAAGAGGTGGAAATTTTTAACTGGGACAAAAAAACCACATGTTCGCAATAATTAAATCTGTTTTAAAATCCTTAGAGCTTTTTCTAACTCTTAAAAATAAAAAATTCTATTATGACTTACATAAAGAACACAATGACAGGGAATATGCGATTACGCAAGCTATTGAGAAGCTGCGCGACAGCGGTAACAGCAATGATGCTGATCGGGCTGACCTCTTGCGTGACCGACTTGCCGCCGAACGTGAGCGATTTGAACATATATCAGCCTTCTACACTGAGACTAAGTAAGGGTGCTCCCATCCAAACAAGGGATGGTGTATATACCCCTCAGACCGATGAGGTGTGGCACTCTGATGCCCGTTATCGACGGCTAGAAAGGGAAGTTTATTCCAAATAAAAAAAAATATTTGCGCGGTGCCTTGCGTAGACCTGGAAGATTACCATGAGACTTTCTTGGGAAGAGTACGCATTAAGCCTTGCGTTTACAGCCTCACAGCGCAGTGAAGACCCCCACATGAAAGTCGGGGCTTGCGCTTTGAATGAACACAATATGGTTTTAGCCTTGGGTTATAATGGTCTAGCCCCGAGGAAGGAGGTCGTGGATCTATTCTGGAAAGATAGGGATTTACGCAGACCTTACATGATTCACGCCGAAGCTAACTGTTTAAGCCTCGTAAAAAGGGGCGAAGTAAGCCTCTTGGCAGTCACTCTTTTGCCGTGTGCATCTTGCGCTACATTGATAGCTTCATATGATATTCCCAAGGTCGTTTACGGAGAGGAATACGAACGAGACATGAAAGCTTTGGAAATTTTTGACTTTTATGGAATAGAATGTGTAAAGAAAAACTTGACAAACATGACAAAATTGTCATAATAAGAGATATGAAGAAATTAATACTCGGTTTTATAACCATGTTGGGCATTACTTTTAGTAATGCAGGGGATATCAGCCTTGATT